CAGACAGCGATATGACCGAACTATCAGGACTTTCTGCAATATCCATCCGATCCATATAGCCAGTGAATAAATCAACCAGCAGGCTGACAGTGCCAGCAGAGTTATCAACATCTGAAGTATCTTCGTAAAGAATAGCATCGCCATCTTCGTTCAGTGTTTTATTTCTGTTTGCGTCTAAAATGCCAAACTTAACGCGACACTCGCGCCCGTGATACGGCTCCTGAAGCGCCAGAGAGATTGTTTCTGATGGAACCCCCGACAGCGTAATAGTAGCGCCAGCGGCCCTTAAATCGGCTGTCTCAGTAACCTCAGAGATTTGCAGCATGTTGCCTGTGCCAATATAGGTTATTCCTTCATGCGTAAGATCACCAAGGCCAGTCCAAAGATACAACGGGCCATGTTGCACAATGCTCCCGTTGAATGTTGTTTTGCGCTCATCAAACATAAGCTGCATGGCAAAGAACGGGAATATTTCGTCAAGCTCAAGGACATCCGCTACAGTTCCTAAAACTCTGGTCATGGCACGACCTCAATAGCAGCAAATGTAATCCCGTAAATTGAGGCGCTGTTAATAGTCCAATCTTGCTGACCACTATTCAATCTAAATCTGCCAACGCAATTTGATGTGGTTACAGTCGCACCATCTGAAGGTGCAGTTCTGATATACGGCCAGAGATCAATGGTGGCTTGTCCGCTGGCATTCGTATCAACATCTGTAAGAACCTTGTGCAAGGAAGCAGACGCGCCGCCACCTAGTTGAATGTAATCCCCAGCCTTTAGCCAACCAGTAACGCTATTGCTGCAACCATCAATAGATAATGACCCACCAACTTGCCCTGATCCGTTTACAACAGGAGTGCCACCTAGAGCGCCTCTTGGTGTGGTATTTAGCGGATCAAAAAGCAAAAATGACCCAGCCATGCCATTCAAGCTTAGCAGCCAAGCTATCCATTGCTCTGCATCTGCTCTATTCTGAGGCGGCAGTTGAATTTCGGCCTCCCATCTTTGGCCGCTATGATTATGGATCTGCTGCTTAAAGCTAAATGGTGACATCGTTAAAGCAGTTTGATTAACCGCTCTTAGCGTAATGCTCATTAAACCCGTGTGGGTAGGCAGCGATCTAGGATATGTAATAGCCATTTAAAATGCTCCTGCAAATGCGCCGCCACGCCGTTTAGCGTCTAATACAGCAGCTTTAGATGCCTCTGCTATCTGAGGCATCAAGCCTAGCACCTCAGCACGAACTGTCTGCTGTACACCTGTCGTAACGTTGATTGTTTGATTAACAATAACTTCATTCCCACCAATTTTATTATTGGGAACAAGATTACCTTTAGATGGCGGGAAAAATACCTCTGGCCCACGTTCACCAACCACTATTCCCTGAGAAGGCGAAACAGGCCCACCAAATGCACCAGCGCCACCTGTCGGAACAAATCCACCACCAGAACTTGGGCTAAAGCCAAATAATCCCATTGCAGCGTTTACAAGCTGCTGGACAACCAAAACTCTATAAAGTTCTCTTATGACTTGTGCCGCCATATTCTTAAACGCATCTTCTACGCTCAAAGTTCCTTCCGCCAATTGCATCATGCTACCTTCAAGCGAATTAGCAAAATTATTTGCAACAGCCGTATAATCAACTAATTCACCAGCTGCTATTCTATATTTATCGGTTGCAACGGCTGTGGCTTGAGCGTGTTGTTCTTCTGTAATTGCACCAATTTCCCGCGCCCGATTTAACTTAGTCATCGTTTCTTCGTATTCAGCCGCCGCAGTTAATACTGGTTCAAACTTTTCAGCAAAACTCTCTAATTCCCTTTTTTCTTTATCTAACGCAGCTTGCGCTTCTTTTGCTGCTTTTTTGCGCTCCTCAATCAATAATTTTTGCCCAGCATTATAAGAATTTCTCATACCTTCTGGATCAGGCACAAGAAACTGACCCATTACAATTTCTTCTGGATCAGGGAAAACGGGCTTAGGAACATCTAATGATAAAATTCCAGCCCTTAATTCTTCAGCCAACTTTCTAGCTGTTGCAGCTTCAATGCCAAAATCGACCATTGACTGCGTAAAGCCTAATAATGCATCATTTTCAGTTTCTTCTAACGAAACCCCTAAATCATACATTGTTTGCACTAAATTTTTTGTGCCTTCATCCATTTTGGTCAGGTCTGCACTTTGCATAGATGCAGAAAAATCATCAAATGCCGCTTGCAATATTTTTGCTTCAGCAGATGTCAAATCAAATTCTTTTCTGATTTCTTGCACCGACCTGTTTAGCCTTCTTCCTTTTCGGCCAACAGATTCATATTTTGATCCTACCTCGGCAAGCTCAGATGCTAAAGATCTTAGATTTCTAGCAACTTCATTTAAAGCCAAATCCGCTTGGGCTTTCGCATACACTTGCACCGAATGAGTGAGCGTTCCAAAACGATCTTCTGCTTCAGTCAAACCCATATTTAAAAGACCTTGAGCCTTTTCCATAGCGCTTATAGTATCGCGCAAATTTTCTAATTTATCATCAAATGTATCAGCAGCACCACTCATTGATGTAAACATCGCAATAATCGGGAAACCGACAGCAGCAATTACACCTAATATCGGCAAGACGGTTCCCATTGCGCCGCCAAGAATAGCAAAACCACCAGCAATTTGTGGCAACTGCATTCCCAAAACCCTAAAGATATTAGTTCCCATAGACGCTTGAACAGCAATATCACCAAGCTGGTTTGCAGTGTTTTGGAATACAAACCTTTGAGCGCCAGACATATTGCCCATGCGAGTAATGGCCGAACCCATGTTATTACTGCTGCGAACAACCGCCGCTTCCGTGGACGTTGCGGATTGCTTAACCGAGTCTAATGATTGCTTAGCGTCACGCGCACCAGTTTTAATTCCTTGTGCGTTAAGATTTAGACTTATTGTTGCCATATTCTTCGCGCTCCGTTCGATCCAGTGCCATTACAAACTTAGCAACTTGCTGCCGTTCCATCGGGTCATCAACGCCCGCATGGGTGCAATATGCCATAATTTCGCTGAACGGTATAGGGGAAACGCCACCATAGCCAATTTGCCTAGAGCCTCGCAACATATGAAAAGCTGTCCATGCAGTCATATTTGCGGGAATAGGTTTATCTTCTATTTTCAGTGCGCCTTTAGACATCAAATAAGTTTCATCACGCGGTGAATACCTAAAAGACCATAAAAGCGCATCAATTAGTTTTTTTCCGTTTCTCCATCCGCTTCAGCACGAAAGTTAGATAATTCATCAACGTATTTAGCAAATTCCATAAAATACTCAGATATTTCATTTATGCGAATATCAGCAAGTGCAAGGAAATGATCCTTATCACACTGCATTGCTTTGCTATCGTTTTTAATATTTGTATTCCAAGAAATAACACAAGCATCAAAGATCGCCTCAAATAACTTGCGGCCAACTTCCTTATCAGTTGCTGCGCTCATTTCTGCATATTTAGTAGTATCTTTTATCAGCTTTGCGCTTTCGATGGATTTTGCTTGGCGATATGTTTGTATGTCATCACGCAATCTAACCAAATCAGGATTTGCCCAGCCACCAGCGCGACACTTTATTTCTATCCACGTTTTATCTTCCTCAGATAAAAAGGTAAGTTCATCAGAAAATTCGCGCCGATAGGTCATATCGGACATTTTAGGTTTCTTTAAATTAAGCATTTCGGTTTCCTCGTCGGTTTTGATGGGGGCTGGAATACCGACAAACCAGCCCCCTAAGTGCTGCACTTATTCGGTTTTTGTCGGTTTAGATGTATTAGACCCAGCGAGATGAGGTTTATCCGCAAGACCTAATTTTTTTACAACGGCATCTGATATTTTATCACCAGCCCTAAAAACCACAGGCTTGCCATCAATATCAGCGGTGAATTTTACCAAAGCAATCATGGCCATTATGAAACAGCCTTTGTTAGCTTCATTGAAGCATCTTCTGTTGTTTCATCATAAAGCGCTCTGATGGTAATATCTTGCATTGAGTTTGTGGCAGTAAAGTCCAAATTAGAACCAGTGAATTTACAAGTTGGGAAAACCAATGTGTATTTCTTGCTAGATACAGATCCCAAGGGGAAAGTGACGCTAAACAAACTGTGATCGGTATCACGCGCTGCATTATACATAGCTGCAAAGTTTGCATCTACATAAACCCGCGCAGTAATCTCAGCTAATGCTGCGCCCTTTGTTAGGCCACCTTTTGTAAAACTGTTGCCAAGAATATTCTGCGCTTCACGGCCATCATAGTTAAAGTTAATCGTTGCACTTTCAAATGCATCCAACGTGTAGCCGCTAAAGGCAATCGTTCCAACATCTACTCCAGATGAAAGCGGTGTGCGCTCAGTCTGATCTGTATATGTTGCGCCTGTTATTGCGCTGGTTGATGTATCTGATGAACCCATACCGATTAAATCAAAAGCAAAAGTAATATCTGCGTTTGATGTTAGCGTGATTGATCCACCAGTTGCTTCAACGCCTTGATAGCGCATCATCGTATTTGTGCCGCCTTCACCCGCTGCAATGGCGTTTTCAACCGTCAATGATTGCGTGGTTTTAGCGTTCTTCAAAACATCAGTTGTCCAAGTGCCTTGAAACAGACTCTCAAAGAAATCATCATAAGCACCATAAACCAATGTGCCAGACATATTTCCAGTGACGTCAATGCCGCCGATTGCGGTTTGTACAGCCTCGCCCTTGGCCGCTAATGATCGATGCTCAATCATATTAGGTGCGGCGGTCATGTTTATGGGAACGTCACTGTTGGTGAACGATGGAGTTGATGGTGTAGTTCCAGCCGTAGCTTCAGCCACAAAAGCTGATCGAAGCTGATTTGATGCAATGCCAGTCATGTTGTGGCCTCCTATTTATACTCGTAGCGCACGAATGGTGCGACAAAAGTTGCGATATGAAAAGGTATATCAGAAACTTCGCCAGAAATATATGGGTGCTGTTGCTCTGGTGAAAATCTGATGAACTCGTTGGTAGTCGCTACTGCACCCGCATCTGTTATTCGTTTATCAAAGAAAATGCCATCTAAAGTTTCAGCATATCCCCGCCAAGTCTGTGTTCCTTTGCCGCTTTCGGTAAAGATTTGAATGCTTACTAATCCAATGTGATCAATCCGATTGGCCGCAGCGCCAATAGATCCCTGCACAACCTGACCATTTTGAATTGTAACGCGAATGCTGTTGGCTGTGGGTTCAAATTCATGCCCATCGAAACCAATCGGCGTTGCATCCGACCATTGCGTATTTAAATATGTTTCGATTGCGCGGCGCTCTGTTGCATAGCTCATATCAGAATATTCCTATATTTGCGCTGCATTTCAGCGACAGTCAAAGCCACCATTCCATTTGGAGCTTGCTTAGACCATCCATTTTCTAAACGGTTTGCATAAGGCAAATTATTCTGAATTATTATCCTGCTATCTGTATTCATCTCAAAAGTATCAATAACGCCTGATCCTTTGGTGATTGTTTGACCGCCATTTTTATCCGTAACCTGACTAGACGTTGTGTTTGCAGCGTTTTTTGAAACTATCCAATTTCCACGAAAACGACCCGTATCAACAGGGGATTTCATAACAACCCCGCGCAAGCTATCCATTGCAATTAATGAAATCGCATCCTCAATCTTTTCTTCTGTATCAGCTATTTCTTTATTTAGCTGCAAGGTGAATTGCTTGGCGGTCATTTTTCTAGCACCACCGCATATTGTAACGAAACAGAGCCAACAATGGCTTGCGCCCGTTTTACTTCATAATCAACGCTATTAACCGTTAGCTTATAGCCTTCCTTAACAACCGCAGAAAAACCCTCTAGCAATACAAGCTGATCCTGTGGGCCAATAACCGTATCAGGAAAAATATCATTTGCAGGGATCTCTGTATCAAACAACGCCCTGCCGTTAATTGTGGTTGTGGTTACTGGATAAACGCCGGTGCTTGGATTGTAAGTGCCATTTGTATCATAGCTTATTGTGGCATCATCAATGGCATCTGTAATGGCTAAAGCCACTGCATCAAATGCTGCATCAGCAATGGCCGTGATCGTTGTCATGCTCTCACCATTTTAATCTGTGAACCACCGAATACAGTATATCTTGAAACCAACCCTTCAATCGCCACGAAACGCGGTATTTCTCTGAAGTTTGTATATTCGGTTTCTGTTTCCACTGGCCCAGCCTTGCTTTTAGTACGCACCACAGCGCCGCCTGATACGCTTGCAAAAGGCGTAGCGCCTTCGTGTATCAAATAGGCCATTTCAGCCTGTGCGTCCTTTATATCTTGCGGGATGGTATCAGGATCAATCGGCCAGCCCTCTACCAGATGCATAGTTAATCTAGGCCATGCCATCGCTTGATATTGATATTGCTTATCACCGACGAAATTATAAGTCTGATTTATCCATTGAGCCGCTTGCACAAGATTAGCCTCATGGGCTGCATCGTGACCATGCTGCGAAACATCAATATTACGCTCTAACCAGTATGCTTGCCACTCAGCTAAAGTGATATAGCTATTTGTATCTGTCCCACCGATTGTTGTATCTAGTGCCATTTAATCACCATTTAACCTTTGCAGCCCAATATGCTGGACTCATGCGACCTCTTGCAATATTCTTTTGATGACGCGCTAAAAACGATTTACGCCTTGCTTTCTGCGCCGCTGTCCTTGGGTTTTTACCCGCGCCCTTTACGCCCTGCTGCCCAAAGCGAATTGTTTTAACCTTATCGCCAACCTTTGCCAAAACAACATGAGATTTCTTGGGATGATTAGGCGTTCTTTTTGGCTTGTTAAAACCAGAAACCCCTAATCTTTTTATGCGCGGATCACGTTTTCTCATCTTAATCTCCGCAATGCCCTGCGCTCTGCTTTTGTATATCTGGCACTTTGCTTGCCAGCTTTCGTTGCTTTATTCTTTGCTCTGGAACCAGCCGCTTTCTGTGCTGGCGTTAAGCTATCCCTTACGGCTTTAGGCAAATATCGGCTTTTGCCTTTCTTGCCGGTGTAACCCCATTTCTGGCGCGTCCATTTTTTCAATGATTGCTGGTTCTTTTTAAGGGCCATTATTTATAACCCCCGCCAGCAGCCTTATATCGCCTTGCCAGCATTTGCGCTTTTCTTGCGCTCCATTGACCAGCACGACCACCTTTAGATCCACTCTTGATGGCATAAAACAAGCGCTTCCTCATCTTTGGCTTTGTATAATTGCCAGCAGAGTTTATCGTTGATTTGCGTTTTCTTGAGCGTCTAGCAGCCATTTACTTTTTCTTCTTCTTGGCCTTCTTCTTCTTAACGATCAGACCTTTTTTCTTTAAATAAGGGCGCGGCATATTAACCTCCTGTGGTGAGAAAGGGGGCCGAAGCCCCCGATCTATTAGCCCATAACTGTGGCGATTGCTTTGCTGTTCCAAGCTTTGTAGCCGTAAACAACACCCACTTGGATCATTGCTTTGCTAAAGCCTTTGTAAACAGATACTTCAAAGACCAAACCAGAAGTCGGATCTTGAACAATCATCACATCAACTGCTGCATCACCACCGATTGGCTTTGCTGGTGCGCGCATTGCAAGCTCCATGCCTTTCTGGTGCATCATCACGTTCGCAGTGAATGAGTTGCCAATGGTCATCGCATTGTTATTTGGCGCAGCAATTAACAAGCCCGGATCGCCAATAACAATATCACCAGAGGTTGCAACCAAGCCAGTATTCACAACATATTTATTTGTTGTGTCAGCAGCGAAGGTAACAACGTCACCCGCGACAATACCAGTTGTATTAACTGTTATTGTATCAAGCGTTAGTGTAGTTTGACCTACAGCTTCACCAGCTACGTTATTGATCAAAGCACCTGTTGCGCCGCCCTTAGTATGCGACTGAACTTGTGCGCTTTCCTTGATCATAACGCCCTGCAAATCAAGCAAGGTGCCTTGACGCAATAAAGTGTCATTGCCAGCTTGGTTTACTGATGAAAGTGATGCCAAATTGCGAAGCTTTGTTGAAGCGGCAGTATTCATAACAAGTGAAATACGACCATCATTCATTGGCATTCCGTTATCTGCCAAAACTTGACGGGCTTCTGCAACCAGATCAAAGTTTGATGCAAATGGCGTTGTGCCAGCAGTACCAACGGCGCGTGAAGCGTTTGTATATGCCTCTGTCGCTAAGTCAGCTTCCATTTCGTTGACAAGTGTACGCATCGCTTGTGCGATTTGATCACCATAAACGGTTTCATAACCAGCGCCACCATTTAACAAGCGTACATCTTCGCCTGTGTATGGGATCTGAACACCACGCTGTTTTGTCATTGTCAGCGTTTTGTTATCGATGGTTTGATCTGTGCCTTCTGGAATAGTCATAGAAGGCGTAATATCAACGGCTGATGCTTCGCGCGTTGCGAATGAGCGCACAGTTTGACCAACAGCAGCAGTTTCAGAACCATCTGCGTTGATTGTTGATGCTGGAATAAAGCCGACTAACTCGCGGCCAACAACGTCAGCGGCCACATAAATGTCTGCCGCCAAATCAGTAAGAACGTTTGCCATTCTTTTTCTCCTTGGTTAGCGGTTAGTCTCTGACCTTGCCGCCGTCTTTTACAAATGTAGCTCGATCGCGCTGGGTCATTGTATCCCATTGAGAACGAGTCACGGTTTTAGATTGGGGATTCCCTTGCTGGGACGCTGGTGGTTTTCCTCCACCTGATAGACCGTTATCCCTTACGAATAATTGGCCCATCTTTGACGCTGCTAGTTCTTTTGCCAAATCTGCCACGGTTGCGTAGCCATCAGCCCCCGAACCAGCGAGGGGTTTAGTTCCATCTGCGTTCATTATACGCGAATTTCCAGTTTCGTCAAAGGCTATACGTTGTTGCGCCATTAAAGTGATGGGATCTAAGCCTTCTGGAATGATATTTTCGCCAGCTAAAGCAGATTTTAATTCAGCCATTGCAATTTTCTGTTGGTAATTTTGCAATCGTTTTTGGCTTTCAGATAGCTTGCCTTCATATTGCTGCTTGATCTGATTAATAATTTCTTCGTTATTATTAGCTTCTGCCGGTTTATTGTTTAACATTTCCCGCACAGCATCAGGGCTTTCGCCAAGCTCCTTCCACTTTTCAACGGTCTTTCTGCGCCGCATCGCTTCCTCATTGGAGTCCACCAGCTTTTGATTGGTTTCCTTTAGTTGCGATTTAAGCTCATTAATTAATTGATCACGGTCATCAACCGTTTCTGTTTGATCTACTGCTTCAGCTTCGTTTGCCATTTTATTTCCCCATCGGTTTTAAAGGCCAGCTTTGGCCCACGCTGCGCTTTCGCGCTCTCTGAGTTGATCTAGCGTTAGCTCGTTACCTTTTTTATCAACGAAACGATCCATTGCTAAATCACCCCTTCTGAAAAGCTGGGCTTTTTTAACTCCCAACACTTCATTCTGGAATGAAACCGGCTGCTTTCGTAGCCATGCCCCATAATTTAATTCTGATGAAACCTGTCCGTTCATCGATGCCCTTGTTGATTTAATCGGCACCTCATCCGCTTTGATACCTAATTCACGTAAAGATTTAAGAACAGGAATAGTTGTTGATCTGCAAGCTGGATGTGCTGGCGGTCTTGGCCCACTGTCAGTTGGATAAACTTTACCATCCCTTGCTCTGCATATTGCAGACGTTCTACCGTCTAATGTAGCAACCCATTCAACAGATTTAATTAATCTTCGGTTGCGCCTATAAACCTGATTTCGTGCAACATTAGCCGTGTGCGATAAAGCCGTTCTGGCTGTTGTTTCTGCGGCCCTGCGAGAAATATTTAATATGCCTGATGTGGTTCTTGTGCCGCGAATAGCTTGAACTATTTGCTGCGTGGTATCGCCATCAACGTAACCTTGTCTAATTGCTTCACGCAATCGGCGAAACTGACCATCAGGTAAGCCCTTATACCAATCCTTTAACTGCAAGCCTTGAAAAGGTCTGGCTATTACAGATGCGATAATTTGCTCATCAGAAGGTGCGACAAAATCCAAATCTATGGGAACAGTTTTGCTAAACATATCCATCTGCCAACGCTTTTCATAGCCAGCCAGTTGCTTTACCTGATCATTTAACAAATCAATGACCGGCTCATAGCCTTGATCAATCTTGCGCTTGAGGTTTGCTAATAGCTGATCAACTTGCCGCCTAGTTAAAGATTGCAAATCCCGCTTTGCCACTTGCTGCACGATGTCAGACTCAACGCCCTTCAGCAAAGCTAATATTTTATTCACTACGCCTGATTTGTAACGCTGCAAATAAACTTGGTGTCTAATCGTAGCGTCTGCGAAATCATCCGATATTGCCATCAGGCTCGTCCATAGGCTGATCGGCTATCATTTCTGCCTCATCTTCTGGCTCTACTTCTTCAGCTAAGATGCCGCGCCGTTTAGCTTCATTGATGTAAGTAACCTTTGAAATAACGCCAGCAAGATACATTTTGCTCAAAGCATCCATATCCAAATGTGATAGCGCACTTGCCGCGAAGTCTTTATTCACAATCACGGTTATATCGGTGGAAATATTAGCAAGTTCTGCCATATAGGAATAAGCGCTTTCCAGCGTGTCTTTAAGATTATCAGCCCACATTCCCAAGCGACTATTAACCTTGTTTTCATCAATCATATCGCCTGTGGCCGTAGATGTGCCGGTGCGTGATACAATTAATTGCAAGCCCATTGCTTGCATCTGGAACTCCATATCCTTTAACTCAGTTCGCCCTGCATCGATGGCCGCGCCAGAATGTTCAACAACGCCAATCTTAGCGTTTTCATTAGCAGAATAAAAAGCATATCCAACGCCTTCAGCGAAGTCCTCTAAATCTTCCCTGCTATAGCCATGAAAGTATTTCATTGGAGCACGAGCGTGATGCATAATGTTTGCTTGATCGGATTGCGACCGCCAATGCGCTAAGTTAATCTCTGCCAACCGCGCATGTGGTGGCTCTGCCATCATAAAGCTGGTTCTTCCAATATCTAATGGAGCAAGCATGATTTTGGTTAAGGCTGTTTGATATTCGTCGTAAAGCACCCAATCATCACGTTCATTTTGCCGGTATAAACGCACAAACATATTGCCCACGATTTGATCGTTTTCAACAGGCATGGTTAAAACACGGATTTGCTGCACTTCATCAGGATCATACTCATCGCCGTTTTCTTGCGTGATCTTTTCACCAATCCGAATTTGCGTAATAGTTGGAGCGTTATTGATTAGCTGCCATTTATATCCATAAACTTCTTCAAGCTTGATATGCTGAAAATATGGACGAAAGTTTCCTTGATCGGCTTGTATTCTGGTTAAATCTGCTGGCCGTGGCGGCGCATCAACCAATATAAATGATATGCCAGATCGTTGTGCATCATTGAAAACATCATGCGCGAATTGCGATAAATCACGACCTTCCAAGTCTATATTAAAAGACCATACGTCAAGATCGGTTCCAGTTTCTTGCAAGAATACCGGCTGATCGAATACCTTGCCGGTTAAATCTTCAATCGTCTTACCAACGCCATCAAATAACCATGTGCCAGCTTTTCTGGCCTCATAATCGTCATCGGTTTCTTGTGCGAATTTGGGCAAATACTTTTGCCCCATGTCACGCATATGCTGACCA